ATAGACGGGGTCTTGGTAGTGAGACTCGTAGGGATGCGCCCAGCCAACGGTTGTGCTTACAAAAGGGCTAATGGTGAGGCTTGTTCCCTGACAGCTGAAGTTGCCGTATTGATAGACAAAATTTTTCCCCGGCACAACTTGGACTGCCTGGTTTGTGACACTTCCGGAACTGTTTGCAACAGGCGCTGCAGTGCTTGAAACCTGCGCTTGTGCTGGGGCGGAAAGCAGCAAAAGCGTTGCAATGACTCGCTTCATTGGGTGAAGGTGCTGAGCGTCTCCGTGACTGATTCGATGTCAGTTGTTCGTTCGATCATCGTGTGGTTCGTCAGCCCTGGGCCACTCAGAGTCTCTACAAATTGGAACGATGCGCCCTGCTCAACAATTTTCCAGTCTGGTTTACTTGCTGGATCAAGGCCCTTCCATTGGCTTGATACGCCATTCAAGCTGTTAGTGGTGGTTGTCAATTTATCTGGTGCAACGGCGCCACCAACGGGAGCGATGTTTGTTCCACTGACGGTGTATTCGTAGCCAGTGCGGTACTCGTAAGAGTTGATGACCTCAGTAACTTTTTGCGTTGTCTTGGTGGTGGATTTGAGAGTGCCTTGCTGAAAGGAGGGCACCACTGGGATTGACTTTGCTTCTGGAGCGGCAAGGGCAATGGTGCAAAGCACGCCCCAAGTGATCCAAATGCCAGTCCACATCACTTGATGGTCAGTTCTTGGATGACTTGTCCGATCGCGGTCGTGCCAGCGCCACCAGCAGTGATTGAAAGAGCACCACCAGAATCAATAGTTCCATCGAGATCACCTGCGACACCACCTGAGGTTGTGGTGGTGGAACCAAGCATCGGAAGTGATGAAACCACGCCAGAAGTTACTGTCGTGGCGGACGGTGTGTCGTCTCCTTCAACAAACGATTCTGTATAGCTAAAAGCGTCGCCAGCAGTTGTAACGCTGTAAGCGGCAGGAGTGTAACCAACAGCGGAACCGGCAGTGAGGGTGCCAAGACCACCAGCAGTGTCCAAAGTAATGTTTGAACCAGAAACAGAGTATGTAGAGGGAATTTTGGCTGCGACTGATCCCGCTCCATCGACACTCAGTTGAATGCTTGATTGGATTTTATGGGTGATGTCAGCTTGGGCAGGCAATCCCAAGAGTGTCACACCCAATACAAAAGCAAGGCGTTTCATTTGGGTTTTGCGGTGGTGGGTTCTTGCTTAATTGTAGGCTCCTCTTTTTTCTTTCTATTGCTGCCGACAGCTAAACCAAACGACGCGGCCGTTCCGCTCAAAATTGACGCCGGATAAGTGGGGTCAAGCGATTGCTTGAACACCCCTAAGTAGTTCGCCGTCAGAATTGCCATTGCCCAGCCGAGCAAAACGATTTTGACAACATCGCCAAGCCGCGAGTTTCCATCGTCCTGTTCTTGGCCTTTTGTCTCCTTAGGTTCTGCCATGATTGAGGGAGCGTTGGGGCGGGGTGATGGTTGAAGTCTGGGCCGCCGTTTGTGGCGCGTCAATAACCGTCGCCGGTCTTGGCGTTTCGGGCATCAACCGCCAGACCCGCCATGGGCAGGATTCTTTGATTCGCCTGACCACCGCTGTCGATAACCTGTCCAGCCGGTTGGACATCCTGCATCAGGACATCAGAAGTAAAGACGTGGAAGTGTTCGGCAGGCTCAGTGAATTAGAGCGTGCGGTTGCGCGATTGGAAGGTCACAGTGATAGGCACTAACCTACTGATGTTGTTCAAGGCAAGGCAATGATCCTGATCATCAAGCCAATCCTGATGGCATTTCTCAAATCAGATTCGGTCAAAAGGCTGATTTTGGATCTTCTGCGTGCCTACGCAAAGACCACCGACAACACGATCGACGATCAAGTTTGCGATTACGTCAGCAAGAACCTTTTCCCTAGCACCCGTGTTGAGAAGTGAAGTTGTCCGCGCTGTCCGCAACAGGTTGGTTCGTTGCAGGAGGCGCGGTCATGCTTTTGGTTTGCGCCTCAAGTTTGATATTCATCGGCGCATACAACGCTGGTCAAGACACCTGCCGCCAGGCAACATCAGAACAATCCTGATCGTTTTGGCAGTGCCGCTCAGCCTTTTGCCCTTCTTTCAGTTTTTCCGTGGTACGCCCTACCAGCTGGCTGCGATTAAGGAGCTTGAGGAGTCAGTGCCAAAAGAGCTATTGGAGGAGGGTGCCGATTGGTTTGGCACGTGGAGAGAAAGTGGGCGAGACGTGGAAATTTACATGCCCTATTTCAAGCAACTCGACAACAAAACCGGAACCGGCCACCGCGAGTGCTTTAGCTCAGCGGCTGCCATGGTGGCGGCCACCCATCGGAAAATTAAGACCGATGATGAATACATTGCCGTTCGCTCTAAGTATGGCGACACGACTTCTGTTGAAGCGCATCTCAAGGCGTTAAGAGAGCTTGGCCTCCAGGCTGAGTTCCGCAAAGACGGTGATGCGGACATGGTTGAGCTTGAGGTTGAGAACGGGCGACCTGTCCTTGTGGGTTGGCTGCATCACGGCAACATGCTTCGCGGTGAGCCGCCGATGTGTAACGGGTTGGGATGTGGCCATTGGAGCGTGATCAGCGGATATGCGGGAAAGAACAGCAGCGACCCAGAGTGGATCATGCAAGACCCTCGCGGGTTGCCCGACATGGAAAGGGGCGGCTGGAGCAATCCGCATCTAGGCCGCAATGCACGGGTTCGACAGGCTGCTTTTTATCAACGCTGGCAAGTCAACGGACCCGGCACGGGCTGGGTGATTCTTGTCGATGGCTGACTTTTACTGGGTCTGGGCGTTCGTTAGCGCATTTTGGACGACTGTTGTTGTGCAGTGCGTCAAACCTGTGAACTGGGACCAGTGTTCACGGATCAATGACTGGCTGGTGCCTTGGGTGCGAGATGTGACTGAGATGCACCAAAAAGGGGCCTATCACACCGAAAAGAAAATCCTGGGCCAAGCTAAGTAGGATTGCTTTTTGCGTTTCAGGGATGTCAGTTCTGTGCGATTGGGAGATCAAGGCCAGGTGTCAAAAAAGCCAAATGGTCACTCCTTTTGATGCAGAGCTGTTGAACCCGGCGAGCTTGGATCTGCGGTTGGGTCTGCATCTGATGGTTGAAAACATCTGCGACCCTGAGCTGTTGCGGCTCGATATTTCAGATAGAACAGAAAATGACCCGTTCATGCTGCAGCCGGGTGAGTTTTGCTTGGCTGAGACACTTGAGCTGTTTAACATCCCCGACGACATCAGCTGTCAATTTGTACTCAAATCAAGCCGCGCACGATCTGGTCTTAATCACTTGCTTGCTGGCTGGTGCGACCCAGGCTGGCACGGATCGCGCCTCACGCTTGAGCTGAAAAATGAGCGCCTCCATCACCCGCTGCCTCTTTACCCAGGCTTGAAGATTGGTCAGATGGTGTTTCACAGGATGACCCCACCGCTGCGGAGCTATCGCGAGACAGGCCATTACAACAATCACTTGACAGTGATGCCTTCTGTGGCATGACTTGACAAGAATCTTCAAGGCGATGGGCTGGGCTGACTGGATGGTCATCAATCAAAGCCTTGAAGAGGAGTTGGAGGTTGAACGCAGCGTTAGGGAGGTCTACAGCTGCGAAGACGAAGAGGTGTTAAAAGAGCTTTGCGCTGGTCTCGTTCGGCAGAGCTGGCATCAAGGCAAGCTGCTAAGCCAAGCTGTCGGCCGCATTGGCGAGCTTGACGCCAAGCTGGCCTGCTGGGATTAACCCTGCTTGTCTGTGATTCTTGACCTGTGAAGCCTGACGACAGATTCGTAATGCCATTTCGCCTGCCAGTCGTGCTTGAAATAACGCACCATTCCACCGTGGCTCACCTCCCATAACAGCTGCCCGTCTTTCTCAACCTGTTTCAGGGTTGGGCGTGACATAGAAAAAGGGCGCGAATGCGCCCCCAGTTTCTCGCTCATCACAAGCCTAAAAGTCGGCGGTGGTGTTGTCAGCCTTGGCAGGGAGCGTGAAATCAGAGACACGCAGTTCAAGTGAGCTGCCTTCGCTGCCATCTTTTTTTTCGTAGGTGCGCAGTTTGCCAGATCCGACCACAGTCACCTTGGCTCCTTTGTAGAGGTACTTGGCAACCACGTCGGCACGAGTGCCCCAAACGGCACAGTTGATCCAGGTGGTTTCATCCTTGCCGGTACGAGAGGCAAGGCTGAACTCAGCGACCTGAGTGTCTTTAACCTGCTTAACCTCGGGATCTTTGCCAAGGTTGCCGTGTGCGGTGATGTTGAGCATTACTTTGCGTTGAAGAATTTGAGAATGATGGTTTGCAGCGCAGCGTTGATAACGCCTTGATGGCGTTGATCAGCGTAGTGCTGCAGCTTTCCGGCTAGCTGACTATCCAGCCGAACTTGGAAATGGCGATGGCGGCGATTTAAGTCCGCTTGCTTCCATTGCTCTTTGAGTTTTGATTGTTCGTCGCGTTCGTCAGGCATACTCATTCATCACGGCCTGAATCCAGGCTTCGTGTTTTTTGCTGGTGATTGCCGGAGCAACTTTAGCCTGGGCCCCTAGTTGGAACTGTGAGCGGAAAGCTTCACAGAAAGCTTCGCGATTTGCCGCAGGCATTTCGGTGATCCATTGCAGCAGGAAGCTGCGCTGATCCTTGGAAAGAGGCTGATCGTCTTCTGAAACGCCTTCGACCTTGGCGGCTGGTTTAGACGCTGCAGGCGCAGTTTCACGGTGTGGGTTTTCAACTTCCTCGCGTGCCCAAAGTTGCCAAGCAAGGCCAAACTGTGCAGCCGCAGCAGTGCAAAGACAACGGCGATGGCTGTCAGTCAGATCGCGTGCGCTGACCTTATCGAAAGCAATCGCGTTGTTCCTGTTGTCCATGATGGCCTGGGGAAAATCAGGCGTCCGTATGCCGCTTGTTGCGTGAAGGAAGTAGCCAACGACATATGCTGTGCCGTTGGGTGCTTTGAAAACATGTTGCTTGACGTCATCGACGTAAAAAGCAAGATGAAACTGCCAGCCGGGTGCATGCTCATGAAGCAGGTGCATAGTGCGGCACCAGTTCACATAATCGGCTTTGTAGCTGCCGGTTCCTTTCTGGCTGACATCATCGGTGGTGATGACGTTGGCGAGGTTAGGGAAGGGCTGTGACAGTGATGATGGCGCAGGGTTGTTCTCTGTCATTGGCAAATCTGCGGTGAGCGATGAGGTTGATGATTTGGGCGTCGTCGTTGTAAACGACGCCGGTCATGGCGTCTTCTACAGCCCTGACGAGTTTTGAAATATCGCCAATCCGTCCTGAGCAATGCTTAGGGGCGGATGGTTTGAGCTGCCCGTTGGTCCTGAAATGATTCTTGGGCCTAGCGAACACGAAGACGCAGGAGAGCGTGATCGCTTTGTCCATGTTGGCATACCAGTTACTAGGAAGCAAATCCATTGCGGTGTGCCTCACGTCTTGACGCCATGGCTTGCATCTTTTGGATGATTCCACCATGACGCCCTGACCAACGTGGCGTTTGCTGCCTTGCGGCGCAGGCTTGCCCAGGACCGTGAACGTAAAACTAGAGCTGGGCGTGAGCGTCGTCGATTGCTGCATTTAATAGGCCAATGGCAACTGCTGTCGCAGAAACCTTACGAGGCTCAACTACAAAGCTCAACCCTGCGACTTGCACAGATTGAGCCTGCGTTGATGTTGCCTCCTGAATCGCTTTGAGCTTTTCGGATCGTTCGGGGCTAAGGCTGATGGTGACGCTTTTCATGGTGTGGTGAGTAAAACGTGGGACTTACGCAGACGCCGCCCAAGGTCAGTGAATTTGGCAGTAGCTGTTGCGAGGCTTTTGCTCTCGCACTTTGAAAAACCCTTGGAGGTCTGGATATTGATCCATCAAATCCCTAGCGGCAAAGGCCCGATGGTTGTTGTTGACCTTGAGGCCGAGATCTCCTGTGGAGTAACGAGTTTCCCAGCGGAGAACTTCAAACAAACCGCCAATGCCATAGCGATCGTGGCCGCACTGTTTTAGCTCGCGAGCCATCTCAGCAAGTCGAGGCAAAAGCCAAGGGTTTGCCTTTTTGCATTGCTGCCATTGCAGCTCAAGCTTGCTCGGTTGTTTTTGATTAAAGAGTGGTAAATCAGCGATTCCGTCCATTTTTCATGGCCTCATAAAAAGCGCGTTCAAGGGCTGTGAGTTTTGGGTTTTTCTCTTTGAGGGCAGCCTTGGCTCTTGCCTTGGCTGCAGCGACATTGTCTTGGGGCGATGTGCTCCAGTAAATCCCTCGACCCATTCACTTCAGGCTTTCGCAAGCGGGTTGCCAGCCTTGCTCGCAGTGTTGGCGTTGTTGCTTGTCGAGAGTGTCAGTAAGGCTGATCCAAAAAGCACCGCCAAACAAGACGCAGAAAACTGCAATAACGATGGCGTTTGTTTTGGGGCTGCGGCGTTCAGGGGCATAGAACCCAAGGCTGCGGTGGGGCGACTTGTAAGAAGACATGGATGAGTGAGGTGAGGTATCCATGCGCAGCAGTATGGCGTGGATGGTATGCCATGTCAACGCTTTTTCTTGCCCTTCGCCTTTTTCTTCTCACGCTTGGGCCTGGCTCTGACCTTCGCCACGGTCTCGACGTAACCGGGCGGCTCAGGCACGCCGCCTTGCTTCAAAATCTTGCTCCAGTCCATCAGTGTCGGATTTGATCGCTATGTTTTGGGTTCTTCACCCTGAAACGGGCGAGGACAAGTGACCTGCAGCGGATCAGGTGTGAGGGGCGTAAGGCGCGCGAGCCTGTCCTAATCCGCAACTATTAGAAGTCGAAGGCGGCGTCTTGCTTTGCGCGATAAACGCCAAGCGCCTCTTCCCAAGCTTCGATGCACTCCTGCGGGTCTTCTGTGATCACTCGGCAGCGTTCCGGGCCGCTCACCACTGTCACGCAGCGATCGACCCTGACCTCTGGGAAATGCTGCTGAAGCATTTTCGCGTATGCACCCAGCTGCCGGGTCGCTGGTTTTCGGCCTGAAACTGATTTACGAGATCCCACCGTTTTCAGATCCCCGAGCGTTACGCCAGCATCGCTGGAAACCAAGAAATCGAAGCTGCCCGCCACGTTGTTGTATCGGTCCACCAGCCGGAACTCAGTCGCCAAGGTTTCGATGCCCTTGAACAGCGGCTCATCGAATAGAGGATCCAGCCACGCATCCCAGCGGTCTTCATGGACGAACGGCTGATCGGTCAGCTGCGCGTCAAGGCAGCGGTGAATAGTTCGCCCCCTCAGCTCCCAGCCATCAGGGCCATGCCTGGTCTCCTCGATCCGTTGCTTGGCGAACGGGGTCAGCTCGTCGCTACACACCTCTGAAACATTGTCGAGAACCCAGTCTCCGCGCCATCGATAACGGTGTTGAGCTTCAAAAAAGTCCAGTTCTGCAATCGGATCTAACAATGGGGGGTTGCGGGCTCGGCTCACTATGGGCACAATCTGGCCGCAACGCAACCACTCAGTGGACGAAAAAAGCCAAATCGTGGATGAATCCATCCATTTCACAAACACTCGCGTGCTGATCGACCCAAGGGTCATTGCTGAGGTTGAGCGCAAAAAGCCAATCGGCGTGAACCGCACCAGCTGGGTCAACCTGCTTTTGCAAAGAGCTATCGCCTCAGAGCCTGAGCCGCTTGCGCGTGACTAATTCTGATGCTGAGGAGCGTGCATTTGACCTGCTCCAATGGAATCCATACTCTCTTCCCACTGAATACGACGACGAGCTGGCGCTGGTCGGCTATTACAGCAAAACGCAGGCAGAGCGATCTAATCACGCTCTGGATGCTTGGGAAGAACAGCACCCCTTCAAATCCAGCGATGAGCTGACTGCTTTTCGAGAACTTGAAAGGCTTGGTGTTTACACAGACGCCGACTTTTATTCACCGAGCAAGGCCAAGGATGGTCACTACACCAAACGCCTCAAACAGTTCCGGGATAATCCCGGAGAGCCTCAAAGACCACCAAGAGCTGCTCAGCAAGCTCGACCAATACGCAAGCACCGTCCTTTGTAATGAGGAAGACCCGCTTAAGCGTTCCCAGCTGCTGCGGCTTTATGCCGATGAGGTTGGTTGCCCGATCAATGAGCGCACTGCCGCGATCCTGCTGACCAAAGCAGAAGGCGCGGTGAACGGCGTTTGCATTCCGCGTATGCGGGGCGAGCGCATGGACACAACCCCGACGCCTTGGGCGTGGGAGGGCGTGATCATGTCCGGCACTTTCAACTTATTGGTGGCTCCGCCAAAGGTGGGCAAGTCCGCGCTGATGGTTGGAATGATCGGCGCATGGTTTCACGGCGAGGAGTCCTATTTAGGGCAGCCTCTGCACGGCGTTTGCCCCAAGGTGTTCATCATTGGCACGGACCAGCCCGAAAGCGACTGGCACACGTTGTTTAAGCGTGAGGGGCTGATTGATCGCGACGGCAACATGGCTGGCCCGATCGAGATGCTCTGGCACACAGGCGCGCCGCTTCACCTAACTGAGGAAGGTATTTCACACCTTGGGGAAATCGCTGCTGTCAATCCTGGATCGCTTTTTCTGCTCGATTCGTACCACTCGACGGTTGCGCCTCTTGGGATTGACGAAGCGACCTCAGCCTTCGATGGTCCCGCTCGCAAGCTTGCCGAGGTTCTCGCGCCTCATAAGGCCACGCTGGCGATGATCCACCACACCAATAAAAGCGTGAGCGGCGGCAACGCCACCAACGCCAGCAGGGGCAGCAACGCGCTACCGGCAGCAGCCAGCCTCACGATTTTGATGAACTGGTTTCGGCAGCCCGCCGAGGGCCAGACGCAGAACGATCATCGCGTGGTCGTGAAGACACAGGGCCGCGCCAAGGGCACCACGCTGCTGATTGAGCTGCAGGACGACGGATGGGTTCACCACGGCGACGGGGAGTCCGTCTTGGCTGCTGAGGCCATGCAGGAGGCTTCGGACGAACTGCAGGGCCGCCAAGCCGACATCTTCGATCACATTTGCGAGCGGTGGTCAGCCGGTGAGTTCCCGGTGACGACCACCGAGCTACAGGACGTGGCGAAGTGCAACGCCAGCAAGGTCAACCGTGCGCTCCGTGCGCTGGAAAAAAAGAGCTTGGTGCGGCAGGAGGGAAAGCTCGATCCGTTGGTTTCTGGGGGCCGCCCGCAGCTGTTGTGGATGCCAAATACCCCCTCCCAGGAAATCGGGGAAATAAGGGGCACAAGGGAAACAACCCCTCGCGCGCACGATAAAAGAAGGGGTTATTCCCCTTTTTCCCCTTGTTCACCCAGTTCCGGGGGAGGGGTAGGGGAGGGGGTTTTACCCCCCACCCCTGGAACCCCTGTAGAGCTGCACCGAAACGGTGCATGGAACAACGGCTGGGTGATTGCTGATGCGAGCAATCTCGACAGCGTGCGGGCAGCCAAGCTGGGCAGCCCTAACGTCACCGTCGGCAGCCTGCGGTGGGAGCTAGACGTGCGGCTCTGTCAATCCAGCCCGTTCAAGGCTGACCCTGTTGAATCTGACCCTTTTGATTTCTGATGCCTGAATCCACTCGATCCCTGCCCGTGCGCGTTGACCTTCGCCTGACCGCTGAGGAGCGCGACTATCTGACCAGCGAAGCCGAGAAGCGTGGCATCAGCCGCCAGGACATGCTCAGGCAGCTTGTGTTGACCCCTGAAGGCCAAGCCAGCTCATTGCCCGCTTACAAGCCCGTTGTCGTCTCCCAGGGCCGTGACGCGATCGACCGCGCCATCGATGCTGTCACTCGTCAATATCACTGCATCCCACGGCATCAGCTTGAGCCGATTGTCTGCACGGTGATCTGTGCTTTGACGGCGGAGGGTTGACGCTTTCTGCCTGGTATGCCATATTGGCGTTGGAGAGATCCCCGCCTCATGGATTATCACAACTACATGCTCGACCTGTTCGAGTCCTTCCAGCAGCACCAAGATCAGCTTGAAGCTACAAACCTTCTAAAGCTGAAAGCTATGGAACCCGCTACCCGTTACTACGTCGAGGCCAAGCTTAACGATCGCCTCGAATGGACTGAATGGGCCTACACCGAGCACGAGCGTGACCAGCTCATCGCAGACGCCAAAGACTGCGGCTTCTCCTACACCGTGGAGGAGTACGAATAATGCCTTCAGTCAATCGCGCCTCTCTTTCGTTCTCTCGACTCGCTGATCAGTACATGATCGACGAGTTGTGCAGGCTCAGCGGGCAGTCAACTTCTGCTATGTGCGGTATGTGCCTGTCTGAGTATCTCCAGCACAATTTTTTCAGACTCAGGGCTTTCTACGAAGAGACAGGCTGGCACCCCAGTCTTCCTGAGGAGCACGAGTGATGTCGAACAAGATTATTTGCCACAAGCTTCAGGCCAGCATCTCGCCCGCGGATTGGGCACATCTTGTCCAGCTCGCGGAAGCTATGACCATCACTCCTTCACGTCTTGGTGAAATCGCCATCAGGGATTTTCTGATCAACAACCGTCGTCGCTTGCTGGACCATTACGGCTAGCAACACGTCGGGGAGCCTGATGCCTGACTCTTCCCCCAGCAGGCTGAAAGCTATACAACACCCTGGGTGCTTCAGGGAAAGGCAGGGCGGGTTGAGGTCCGATCCATACCCCGACACCACAATTCACACCATCAATCCATGACCTATTCGATCGAAGGAATCCCCGCAACACAAACAGAGCTTGTTCGCGCTGTCCAAAGCTTGGCTGCCTCAGCCATGGGCATTGAGCAGCATCTCGACAAGATTCACGACAGGCTTGATGGTATTGAAGATTCTTTCATTGGTCTCTCAGTCACTGTTCGAGGTTTTGAGGAGATGAAAGGTTTTGTTGAGGACCTCAAGCCCAGGCTTGAAAACATTCACGATGCGATCGACAGAAAGCCATGAACCAAGATTTCCTCCGCGCTCAGCAGCACCAAAATGACCTCAACGCCTTCCTTGACTATGAGCGACGACTCAGCAACGCCTACGCCCAATCCCAAGATCCGCACCCTCCCAGATGGTTGCGTTCAGGTCATGGTCGGCGACTTCAAAGCGATCGTTAGTTCCATGCACCTTGTAGAAGACAAGGTTGTTCGCCTCACTGACTACTGGCAAAAAGCTCACTTAAACCATGCCCCGTAAAAAACCATCCTGGAAACCAGCCACCACCTTCAAGGTCACAAAGCTCAAACCCAACGGTCCCAAGGCTGGGCAGTCCACTGACGCTTGGCTCTATGGCAAGCAAAAAGAAGAGCAAGACTTCCAAGAGCGAATCCAGCACGATGCCAAACGGCCACCCGGCTGAGCTAGCCTTGCCCCAAACCCCTGTTAACTTCAGGGCATGGCAAAGAAGTCAACCAACGTAGAAATCGAAGAGCGCGTAAACACTGTCTACAAGTTGTTGTTGCAGTCACATTCGCGCTTTGAAATCGTGCAATACGCCGCGAAAGAATGGGGCGTGCAACCGCGTCAAGCCGATGAATACTTGGCACGCGCAAGACAGCTGATCGCTAAAGACTCAGAGATTGAACGGCCTGAATGGCTAGCTGCTGCAATCTCGCGCCTTGTGCAATATGAAAAACGTGCAGGTCGTGAGGACAACCTGCAGACGGCAATCAAGGCTCTTGAGACTCAGGCCAAGCTGCTGCGCTTTGACATCTGATGCCATTGCTGACAGGGCTTACAGACTCTGAGCCGCTTCTGGCCTTCGCAACGCCGCCAACTCAAGAGTCAACAGAAGGCTTGGTGCAGCGCATCAGGGCCGATCTGCACCCAGGTCAGCTTGCCTTTGTAGACGACCAATCAACGCAGATCATCGGTTTGTCTGCGGGCTATGGGGCAGGTAAGACCAGGAGCCTGACTGCAAAAGCTGTCATCTTGTCAATCCTTAATCAGGGCTTCATTGGTTGTGTGATGGAGCCAACAGGCCCCTTGATTCGTGACATCTGGCAAAACGATTTTGAGCAGTTTCTGGAGCAGTACGACATTCCGTACACGTTCAGGGCGTCTCCATTGCCTGAATACGTTCTGCACTTGCCTGGCGGCGACACCAAGATTCTCTGCCGCAGCTTCGAAAACTGGAGCAGAATCATCGGCCTCAACTTGGCTTGGGTGCTGGCTGACGAGATCGACACCGTGACGCCAGCGATTGCTGAGAAGGCGTTCCCCAAGATCCTGGGCCGTCTTCGCTCTGGCAACGTCCGTCAGTTCGGGGCAGCATCAACGCCTGAGGGTTTCCGTTGGATGTGGAACACCTTTGGCTCAGAAGAGGCTCAACAGCGCGAAGATCGCAAGCTCATTAGGATGCGCACGGCAGACAATCCACATCTGCCCCAAGACTTCATCGAACGACTGCAGGCCAACTACGACCCAAGCCTGTTGCAGGCTTACTTAGAAGGTCAATTCTGCAATCTCACAACCGGCCAGGTCTATGACCGTTTCGACCGGGCAAAGCACGTCATAACCGACATCCCGAACGTAAGCCGCGAACCTTTACGCGTCGGCTGCGATTTCAACGTCGGCAACTCAAATGCAGTCATCGGTGTTCGTCTTGGAGAAAAACTTCTCCTGATCGACGAGATCAGCGGCGCACATGACACCGACGCCATGGCCCAAGAAATACAACGCCGCGCTGATGGACGCCCGGTTTATATCTACCCTGACGCATCAGGCGGAAACCGAAGCACGAACGCCTCGCGCACTGACATCCAGATCTTGGAGTCTTATGGGTTCAGCAATCAATCACCCAAGGCCAACCCTCCCATCCGTGATCGGGTGGCTTCTGTTCAGGCTTTGCTGGAGAACGGGAAAGGCCAAGTAAGGCTCCAGGTCGCCGCCAACTGCAAACGAACTATTGAGTGTTTAGAGCTGCAGAGTTACACCGAGGCAGGTGATCCTGATAAGGATGCGGGTTACGATCACATGAATGATGCGCTTGGCTATCTCGTCTACCGAGATTTCTCAATGCTCCATGCCCGCGCTGGTCGTGGTACTGGAATCAGGCTTTACTAAACTGCGGGCATTGGGCGGGATTTAGCTGTGTATTCAGGTTTTTCTGGTCGGCAACGTGTTGGCAACGTCACGACGGTGGAAAGCCCGAACACGGCTTACGTCAACATGGAGCCGCATTGGTTGCTGATTGAGGCACTTTTGCAGGGCACTTACGGCATCAGAAAAGGGCATCGAAAATATCTACCGCAAGAACCTAGAGAGCTTGATGAGGCGTATGACAACAGGCTGATGCGCTCAACGCTTGCGCCTTATTACGTGCGACTGGAGCGGATGTTGGCGGGCATGTTGACTCGCAAGCCTGTGCGGCTTGAAGACGTTAGTGATGTTGTCACTGAGCAGCTTTTTGACGTTGATTTGCAAGGCAACGACCTGAACGTCTGGACTTACGAAACCGCTCGCAAGTGCATTCGTTATGGCCACGTCGGCGTCTTGGTTGACGCTCCAAGGGCTGGCGACAACGGGCGGCCGTATTGGGCGCAGTACACGCCACGCGACATCTTGGGCTGGCGGAGTGAACTGACTAGCGGCCAGCAAAAGCTCACCATGGTCAGGCTGATGGAAACCATCACCGTGCCCGATGGCCTCTACGGCGAGAAGCAAGTGCAACAGGTGCGAGTGCTTACCCCTGGCGCTTTTGAGATTCACCAGAAGGACAAGAAAGGCGACTTTGTTCTTGTCGATGAAGGCAGCACCAGCCTCAGCGAGATTCCGTTTGCTGTTGCCTATTCCAATCGCGTCGGTGTTCTTGAGTCGCGGCCACCGTTGGCGGACATCGCTGAGCTGAACCTCAAGGCGTATCAAGTGCAGTCTGATTTGGACAACCAACTGCACATCAGCGCCGTCCCAATGCTCGCTATCTACGGGTTCCCGCAGTCAGCAGAAGAAATCAGCGCAGGCCCTGGCGAAGCTATGGCGCTTCCTGAGTCCGCACGGGCTGAATACATTGAGCCGAGCGGCAACAGCTACAACGCTCAATTCCAGCGCCTTGATCAAATCGCAGGGCAGATCAACGAACTAGGTCTTGCTGCTGTGCTGGGTCAAAAGCTCAGCGCAGAAACCGCAGAGGCCAAGCGCATTGATCGGAGTCAAGGCGACAGCACAATGATGGTCATTGCTCAGCAGATGCAAGACCTGATCGACAACTGCCTCAGCTTCCACGCGCAGTACATGCAGCAGCCGCAAGCTGGCAGCAGCTTTATCAACCGCGACTTCCTGGCAACCCGCCTAGAGCCGCAAGAGATCCAATCACTGCTGCAGCTTTACACCGCAGGCACCATCACGCAGGAGACGTTGCTCAACCAACTGTCAGCCGGTGAAGTCCTGGGTGATGAGTTCGATGTTGAAGAGGAGGTCGAAGCAACGCAGGCTGGTGGCTTCATCGAGATGCAACAGCCTGAACCCGAGCCTGCGCCTGAATTAGAGGTCACAATGCCAGAAGCAGAGCCGGAGGCTGAAGATGAGTTGGCTGGATAATCTGCGCAAACGCAAGCCGGGAGAGCCAATCAATCGGCTGCTCTTCTTTTCAAAGCAAGAGCTGACAGAGCAGACCTATGCGGTCATCAGGATTACTTGGTTTCTTGAGGGCAAGATTGCTGGCGTTTCGGAGACGGCGATTGGTTTGTATGAAGAGGATGTGATCTCTGAATTTTCAGATCTCGTTGGTAACGCTTTACGTGCCGGTTGTGACGTGTCAGTGGCTTGCATTGATGACCCGCAATATCTCGGCATCTATGAGTCATGAGCGAGCTTCGCGAGATATTCCGAAACGCGATTGATCTCAACCGCTATAGCAACAGTGTCAGTCGCCGGTTGATCCGTGCATATAACGACGCTGTGCTGGATGCTGTTGATCAGCTTCGTGGGATTGATGAGCTTGCATCGCCTGTCAAAGCTGCACGGCTTCGGGCGATCCTCGCGCAACTGAATGATTCGCTTCGCACTTGGGCTGGCGAGAGCATCGCCACGATGACCGAGGAGCTGCAGGGCCTTGCTGTCTTGCAATCGGAGTTTGCCGCCGAACAACTACAGAAGGCGTTGCCTGCTGGTGCTGCTGCAACTGTGGGCACTGTTGAGATCAGCCCAGCTTTTGCGCAGGCGATCGTGACCAGTCAGCCGACGATGGCTGGTGTTGTCAATCTGAGCGACAGTTTCGAGCGGATAGCCAGAAACGCCGTGACGTTTCAGCTGACTGTTGGGCAAGAGATAAGCCTGCCCAATGGTGAGGTCATCCGTGATGCGTTTAGCAAGATGTCTGAGAGGCAAGCTGAGTTGTTCAGCGTTGCTGTTCGCAATGGCTTGCTGGAAGGCGAATCTGTCCCAAGCATTGTCCGCAGGCTGAAAGGACGGCTAACCAAAGAGCAGCGTGGATCGATCGACACGCTCATTGCTGCAGGTGGCCAAGCAACCAGCATCCCCAACAATCAGATCAGGGCAATCGTTCGCACAAGCGTGAACCAAGTCGCGACTGCCGCCGATCGGATCATTGCCGCTGAAAATCCTGACGTGACGGCAAAGTACCGCTACACAGCAACGCTAGACAGCCGAACATCAGCAATCTGCCGTGCGCTTGACGGCAAGGTGTTCGAGCATGGCAAGGGGCCGTATCCGCCTCAGCATTTCAACTGCCGCTCGCGTTACATCAACATTCCGATCGGACTTGAGAAAGAGTTTGAGGAAGCTCGGGAAGACTACGGCGAATGGCTGAACGATCAAAGTGATGCGGTGAAACGGGATGCGCTAGGCCCAGGCCGTCTTGCGATGTGGAACGGAATGGTTAGAAAGTTCGGCCCGTCTGATGCCATCCGTAAGTTTGTGGCTAAAGACGGCTCAGAGCTAACCTTGGACCAGTTGCGCAACCGTGGCTATGGCACCTCTGCCCGCTAAGTATCAGTTCAAGGGATCAGCCGCTGAGGCTAAGCCCAAAGCGACGACCAAGAAAAAGTCCGCTAAAAAGGAAGCACCTTCGGAGGCTGACTGATGCCGGTACACTACGGGATGGGTAAGCCCAAGAAAAAGAAAAAGAAGGGCGGCAAGAAAAAGTAATGGCACGGAAGCTGCGGCGCGTTCCAAAGGACAAGGCCACTGGCCTGCCTAAGAAGTACCTGTCAGGTGCGAAGAACCGCGCTGCAAAAGCCCGTGAGATCAAGCGAACTGCCGAGGCTTACAAGGCTGGTGAGTTCATCGACATCAAAGCTGTTTCCGCATCCAGGACCAAGCAAGGTGGCACCAAAAAGAAAACCACTAAACGCCGCAACAAAAAAGGCTCTAAAAGAAAAGGCTGAGAAGTCCAAGTTCTTTTACGGCGAGCTGGCGGCGGTCTACCGCAAGGGGCAAGGTGCTTACCTGTCCAGCGGATCGCGGAATGTGCCGATGGCAGCCTGGGCTATGGGCAGAGTCAACAGCTATATGCGGGGCGACAAAGCGCGGACTGCTGATGCTGCTATTTACGCTCGCTACAACAAAAAGCGATGAAGCTGACGACCCGCCAAAAGAATGCCCTGAAGCGGCACCAAGAGGCGCATGGGCACACCAAGGCGCACATGGACTTTATGAAGCGCAAGATGCGTGAGGGCATGAGCTTTACCAAGGCTCATCGCTTGGCTATGAGCAAGAAAGGCAAATGAGCATCAAACGCGGTGGCCATACGTTTGCGGGCTATGACAAGCCCATCCGTACGCCGAATCATCCGAGCGGCAAGTCTCACGCTGTTGTCATTAAGGACAAAGGCAAAGACCGGCTCATTAGGTTCGGCGCGCAGGGTGCTGACACGAAACGTCCGCGCAAAGGTGAGAGTGCTGCGGATAAAGCTAAGCGGGCCGCGTTCAAGGCACGCCACGCGAAAAATATCGCCAAAGGCAAAACATCTGCCGCATTTTGGGCGGACAAAGTAAAGTGGTCGTGAAATCAACCTTACGGGTTATTCATGTCTGAAGAGCAAAACCAGGAGATTACGTCTCCCGCAGCTCCAAACAATCCCGAGCTGGATGCACTCAAGAACAGCATCCAAGCATTAGAGAAAAAGAATTATGAGCTGATCGGCAAGCTCAAAGAAGCAAAAACAATCCCTGACGGTGTTGATGTTCAGGAGTTGCTTGAGTTCAAGCGGTCTGTCGAACAGAACAAGCTTGAATCAGAAGGCAAGTACACTGAGGCGCGTCAGGCGCTTGAGCAACAGTTCCGCGAAGCTGCTGAAGCCAAGGACAAGCGGATTGCTGAGCTTGAAGCACGAGTCCGCGAGCTTGAGCTGATTGCACCTGCGAACACAGCATTGGCCGATGTTGTACATGATCCCAGCATCGTATTCAAAGCAGACCTGCTAAAGCCTGACCAGATTGAGCGCGAATCTGATGGCACTGTTGTCGTTGTGAACGGCTACGAGCGCAAACCGATTGGCGAATGGGCCAAGACTTTGCCCAGCTACATGCAGAAAGCACCCAAGCCAGTTGGCAGCGGTGCACCTTCAGGACGCAGTGCAGGTGGCGACATCCCGCCGGGCACAAAGAATCCTTTCGCCAAAGAGTCCTACAACCTCACAGAACAGTCGCGGCTTTATCGAACGGATCGGGATATGTACGAGAGGTTGAAAGCTGCTGCTAACCGTTAATATGTTGGACAAGGCAAAGCTACGCAGAGCCAATCGGGTTACGCCCACACCGTAAACATCTTTTTTGAGGATCTGTCATGGCGACTCTTCGCTCTGACATCATCATCCCCGAGGTATTTACGCCTTACGTCATTGAGCAAACCACTCAGCGTGATGCCTTCCTGGCTAGCGGTGTGGTGCAGCC